GACCTGACAGAACGCTGGGATCATGACTTAATTTCGCAGGTCAATGAGATCGCTCGCAAAGCATTGGAGGGGAAAGATGATTAATCCAGCACAATGCCATTGTGGCTCGATCAGTTGGGGGAGGGACTTGGATGCAGGGCGCTACACATGCGTCAGTTGTTATCGCCCCCTGTGGCAACCCATGGAAACTGCGCCGAAGGATGGGCGCACTATCCTCGTCTACGGTCATTGGGCCGTTGATAACAGCGTCCCTGACATTGCCTTCGCCTATTGGGATGATGACGCAAGGTTCTGGATCTTCGACGCCGAAGAGATGCTGACTATGCTCTACTGGATGCCCTTACCAGATAGGCCAAGGGCATGAGCGAAGCGCGCGACATAGCTAGGGGGCATTGGAAGGATCTACTACCAGCCCTGGGGATCGATTCCAAGTTCCTGCAAAACCGTCACGGTCCATGCCCTATCTGTGGTGGGGACGACAGATTTCGCTGGGATAACCGAAACGATGGCGGAAGCTTCATCTGCAACCATTGCGGCGCAGGGGATGGTTTCAGTCTAGCCGGTAAGGTCACCGGCATGTCCTTCAACGAGCTTGCCGAAAGGGTCAGACAGATGCTTGGGCATAGCAATGACATCAAAGAAGTGGGTATCGATTTGGAGGAGGTTCGAAATAGAACAGCCATGGAGCGAGCCTGGGGAGCCGCCCGCAGGCCTTCTTTGTATGGGCCGGTAGCCCTGTACCTAGAAAACAGAGTTGGCTGTCTGTGGCCTTCTCTGTCGATCCGTGAGGCATTCTATGGGCGGCATGCAGGGATGGTCTGCGTCGTCATCGACCATACTGGCACCAAGTCAGTGAATGTCCATACGACCCTACTGAACCAAGATGGCACCAAGGCGGACGTTGAGAAGCCTAAACTGGTGATGAAGGGGACCTTGCCGGACGGTTGCGCCATCCGACTTGGCCCTATCAAGCCGGTGATGGGGGTTGCGGAGGGCATCGAGACCGCGATTTCCGCCGCGATTATGTTCGACATGCCTGTCTGGGCCTGCATCAATGGGACGCTTCTGTCCAAATGGATTCCACCGGACAGGGCTGAACAGATCACCATCTTTGGCGACAACGACGCCAATTTTACCGGCCAAGCTAAGTCATACCATCTAGCTAACCGATTGGAAGTGCAGCACAAAAGGCGCGTAACCGTATCGATCCCGCCCACCACCGGCCATGATTGGAATGACCACCACCATAAAACATGGGAAAATAAGGGGGGTAGTTTTCTACGGTTGGTAAAATAATTCCAACAATCTTCGACAATTGCCGACAATTACCGACAATTGCCGAAAATGCGCCAATGTGCCGCGATTTAGCGATTTTTGGCGCATTTATTTTCCCTGCAATATCAAACACTTATCCAAAAATAAATCGCCGGGAAATAAATCGCCGCGAATTATTTCGGCGAATAAAAACGGGACCGAAGGGAGTCATGCTCCGGTCCCGTCCAACAGACGCAACGCACAACCAATGCGCCTGCTATTCCTTGGGCTTCCTTTTGGCCTTTGCGCCCTTAGAACCGGCTTTTGACGCCAGGCCTTCCTTCACAGAAAAGGCGCGCTTCTCCGCAGGAACCGCCTTACCACCAAGCCGAGCTATCTCTGCGCGCTTCTCAGGCGACATTGCTGCAAAGCCCTTTGGCTTCTTTGGTTTGTCAGTCATCCTATTCTCCCTTCACCTTTGCGATCAGATCCTTGGCCAACTCCAAGAACCCCTGACCAGCTTCGATTGCAGACTTGTCGGCATACGCTGACGCGAACAGATACAGGCGCTCGCACATCTCCAGAAGCTCTGGGGCTGCGACAAGCAGACGGGCAATCTCTTGGGGGTTTTCTTTTCTGAGATATGGTGAACCACAGCACCCGCACCCACCAAGAACTGTTCCACCATTGGCATCTTCTATTCCAAACGCTTCACGAGGCTCGTAGCCTATGTCATATGTCCAAGGTCCATTCGCGATCATGTTAGCACCCCTTCGCTTTGCAGATGATTTCGATTGATTCATTAATCGCATTGGCGAGGCTATCTGGGTCTCCAGCATTAGCCGCCAATGCGATGGTCTCCAACGCCTTTAACATGTCAGGCGCTGCAAGCAGGACGTTCAGGTTGTTCTGCGTCCGGTGCGACATCACCCGACAGACCGAAACGTCCCTGTCTGCGTCCACCGCCTTGATGTAGACGCTGTTATTGACCCACTTAGTGGTCCAAGGCCCCGGCGTGTGGGGCTGTCTGTGCTTTACGATTGCGTTCATAGGTTCTTCCCCCATTGTGCAGCCATTGCGTCTGCGATGCCCTGATAGGTGCGGCTGCGTTCCTTCCACCGATCAGGTGATGGTCCAAGCTTATTCTGACCGGAGTCGGTCTGGTTCGCCCACCGGGGGCGACCGTCCACCATTCTGGGTTCGACCCATTTGGTGGGGACCAATGGCTCCAGTCCTTTCAACCAAAGGCATGTCGCTTTGCTGGCGTCATGTCCAAACTGGTGCGGCTGGATCGTCTGCGTGGGCTTCTTCCAAGCCGTATTCAGGCGACCTATAGGGTTCTCTATCGCCACCAATGGGATAGGTGCGCTGGCGAGATTGATAGCGAACCGCAGGGCTTCCTCAGTTAAGACTGCGCGCTCTGGCCTGCGCTTATTCCAATGCAGGCCAGAACTGCACAGATAGGTGCAAGGCGGATGGGCGATCATCATGTCCCATGTTTGCCCGTAGGCGGTCTCCAGAGCGCCGCCTTGGATGTGCCATGCAGGGTCGCCCTCACATGGTAGGAGATCGCAAGACCATGCATCATGGCCTAGTTTGCGGAAGGCATCGCGCACGGTGGCGCTGGTCTCACAGGCGATTAGGATCTTCATTTCACTTCCTCCCAAGCCCTGTAGACTGCCCGTTTAAACTCTGCGTCTGTACATTCTGAGAAGTCGATGTCCATGAGAGCGTAGACTTTGAAGGCCTGATCTCTGGTGCATTTCAACATGTTCATGATCTCGTAAATGTTTTTCATCAGACGACTCCCGCCAGTTCCATCTCCACCAAAATGACCGCATAGGGGTCAGGCTCCAGTTTAAATAGCTGATCCATGTCGCGGTCATAGGCGACCCGCATGGCCTTTGGCAGGGGAGGCTTGTAGTCCCCACCAGTGGTGTCAGGGTGAAGGCCGATACCAAGCAGGGCGACCCATTTGCGAGCGATATCTTGTGAGGTCATTTTTGTAGCTTTCTGATTTGACGGGCTTTGCGCTGGGCATAGGCCATGGCTAGGGCTTCTGTGGGATACCACCGGACCATAGGGCAGAACCCTGTCTCATCCGGATACACGTTGACGCTGTAGGGCTTGCCCTTCAGGCATTGATTGCTGATGGCGAAGGGAACCAATCGTCCCCCACCAGAGTTCCAATGGACTTCGATGCCAACCTGTGGATCTGACCAAAGCATGAGACTAGACATGGCCGACTCCTAATGATGGGCTGCAAGCAGCCACTGACGCGCGCTTTCGAGCGAGTAGCAGTGCTTGACTTCGCCATGAACCGAAACCGCCCTCCAATGGTGATGGTCGCGGTTCTTGATTTTGATCTTGTTGATGAGACCGACAGGGTGGCCGAAATAGTTAAGCTGCCATACACCGTCAGGGGATTTGTTAAGCTGGATTGGGCTTTTGCATTGCTGTATCATGTGAACTTGTCTCCGTTGTGGGACGAATCAGAGTTTATTCCAAGCTTGGCCGTAGTGCAAGCGCAAAGTGACCACCAACCACCAATCGACCACCAACCACCAATCCGAAAGGGACCACCAATGTCGGATATCGAAATATTCTATGTCGCCTTCACCGTGTTCTTCATCGCGCCTGTCGCGCTAGTTCTTTGGGCGGTGATAGTAGACCACCAATCGACCACCAATCGGGTGACCACCAACCACCAATCCGCCCCCACCAATGACGTATAGGCGCGCGTCATCGCGCCC